TCGCATCAATATACATCATATTTGTCAAACCGGGTTCAAAATCTAAATGCAAATATTTTGGTTTAAATATACCATTTTCAAAATTTGGTCCCAAAATAGTTTCGGCGTTTGGTGCAAATAATTGGTTTGAAGAACATATTGCATTGCTTTGTGCTTCAGTTAATGTTTTTGTTCTATAAAGATTTTCATGGTACTCTTTATATTTTAACAACCATCTTTCAAATCTGTCAAAATGATAGTGATCTGCTGCACCGTCTTCATCTAAAATTGGAGCATAGGTATCACCTATCCATTTATAGGTCATACCGGGTGCGTTTGGTGTATGTGAAGAAGGTATTTGTACATCATAACCTTCCATGTGATAATTGCGTTTTATAAAATATTCTTTCTTTTCTATATTTTCTGGTGAATTCCACCAAGCAATAGATTTATCTCTTGATCTTTGATCTTCACCTATTGGATCTTTTAGAATTGAAGAATTAAATGCTGTTGGATATACTTCGGTCCCTTCAATTAAAACTGGATTTACTGTTGCAATATTTTCGGCATTTGGGAATGGTCTGTTTTCTCTCATTGGTGGACCCCAAGCACCATGAGTATGCATTTGTTCTATAAACCAAGTATGACCTAAATGTGGGGTAGAATAAATTGGTTCTCCGGCCGCGCATGGACTATTTGTAATTTGTATAGTTGTAGTTGGACTCGTTTTTACAATAATAGGCAAAGTATTCAAATCTGGTGTATGAAAATAAGCATATCCATAAATTTCATGTCCTTCATATATTTGATAATTGTAGTAAATATTTGCGTTTGATAAGTAGTCTATCGCCTTACCCAACAAACCATATGGATTTGGATCGGTTGCACTTGGATTTGCGCCATAATAAGCAGTTAATAACCAGTTTTTGCTTGTTGCTATAGGCTGCACTTCTGTTAGATTAACCAAACCACTGGTTTCTGGTTGTTGTATAGAAGATCTTACAACATATTGTGGTGCTTGAGAACTTATTGTCAACAACCACACCCCGCGTTCAGTTGATGGTATTTCTATTACAGCAGGAATATCTGTTCTATTTTCACTAGTACCAACGGTTTGTAAGAAATTGCCACTATTAGGAGCAACACTTATTCTCCACAAATATAATCCGCTCTTTAAAAGTTTACCACCAGAAACAATGATGTTGGTGTTTACTGGTATTTTATCCAAAACGACCGGTTCTGCTCTAGAATTACCACTTTGCAGACGCCATTCTTCCAGTAAATTATGCAGTTGCGTGCTTTGTCTATATTGTGTTTCGTGAGTACACCAAGGCTGATTCACATCTCCGGCAACACACCCGCCCGTTTTATAACCATAAGTTTCCCAATAATTAAAGAATTTAGTTCCATGCAAAATTAAATGCAAAACTATTTCTTTCCAATATCTTTGATCGTAAAAATATTTGTAATATGATTCGTGATTTGAAGGATCTGGTGCCTGGTGACCAGTAAGAGGACCAGTAATCCAAGGAACAAATCTTTGCCAAGCAGTTGGTGAAGAATTCATTATAGAACGCAGTTGTCTCATTTCATTCAAAAATGTTAACCAAACTGGATCGGAATAACGCACAACTCCTTGTGGCAAAGGACTTCCTTGTGGTATTTTTGTGTACAAATATTTTTCATCATCGGTTATGGGATTTAACACATATGCTGCATTTTGTTCTAATTGACCTAACCATCCATAAAACCAAGGAGAAACCAACCAATTATTGAGTGATTGTCTTGGTTCCGACCAGTTTCCACCATTATAATCTTCAAAATACTTTGATTGTTGTACTGATAATGGGAAGAAAGCATATTGACTTAATTGTGTATCAGTCCAACCTTTTTCTTGCAAAACATCTTCCCACATTTTTGCTCTATAGTATCCGAGGCACATATCACCAATAACACCGTTCCATGCACGAGTTGCACACTTATTGCTTATAGATGCCCAGGGGACTACATTTGGTTGTACACCAAAAAGAGGAGACAATGCATCAAAAGATGATGCAGCAGGAACTAACCCAGCTTGAATCATTAATGCAGAATATCGTTCAAAAAATACGTCAGAAACGCTTCTTCCTTCTGGGAATTCCGATGTTGCAAACACAGACAACAATTTAGATTCAAATCTTGGATCGGCAACAAACAGTTCTAATGCATTTTCATCGTTTAAATAAACACCGCTGCAATGTCTGTTTTGATACGACCAACAACTTGTAGTTCCACCGGTTTGTGGTAGAGAAAGTGTATCCAGTTTTGCTTGTCCTCCAAGTTCTCTCATGTCACCCCAACCAATCAATTTCCCACTCTTGGTTCTAGCCAAACAAGATTTTCTTCCAGCTCCAACCCAAACAACTTCATCTAAGGCGGATACAGGATTAGCAATTTGTGCAGGAACATCACATTGTCCTTTGTCGTTTTCTCCCCACGCAACGACGCTTCCATTTTCTCTCAAAGCAACAAAATGATGATAACCACCAGTTACTTGTTTATAAGGACCAAAAGGGATATTGTCTATGGGCTTACTTTCGCCATGATCATTTCTATCCCAAACAAATATCTCTCCTTTTGTTAAGCCTGTAATATTTTTATTTGCAATTATTGCAGAATTATAATAACTTGTTCCAATGTATTTAATTACATCTGTTTGTGTTTTTGCACTTTTTACCACAGAGGAGGTGCCACCATTCCAGACTGCTCGTATTGTTGCACTTGTACTTGGATTTCCACTTCCTGCTCGACTAAAGCAATTTGAACAATTAGTTTGCGACCAAGATGCTGGTGTTCCGCAAATTGAATAATTGCACTGTTGTCTTCCATCATTACGATGTGGTCCACTTCCAGTTATTGCATAGAAAAAATTAGCGCCCCATACATCAATTGTTCCGTCATCCGCTAATGCAATTACGTGTGTTCTTCCTGCTTTTACATCGACATAAGTTTTTGGCGAAAATCCTAAAGCGGATTTTTCATCCGATGGATTTCTTATCCAACCACTGTTACTAAAATTAACACTAGTGGGATCTCCTGTTGTTTCTCTAGAAAATTGATAATCGTATGGTGCTCCTGTAGCAGTTTCCCAACCATTACTAATTAAACCTGAAGATGTTAATCTTCCTCCGGGAATTTCATTTCCTTGCCAATCTAAAAATGGTGTTTCTCCGTCTAAAATTTTCTGAGCGGCAGATCTATATGGTGATTCACACCCAGATGCAGAATCTCTTTGATTTGCTGCTATTTCTGTCGCATCGGCGCAGCGGTGAACGCGGTTACAATTACCATTTACACAACTATACCAAGGAGAATATTCTTGATGATATTTAAATAACTCATTTGATTGTATGTGATAACCACCCGGATAACCTATTCCACCAAAATTAGGATCATCTTTTTTGGTCCAATAGGTATCAGGATCACTTAATTGAGCACCTTCATTTGAACCCCAAACCACAACTTGTCCATCATCCAATAAAGCAACATTGTGTGAAGCACCACAATCTATTTTTGTTACTGTTCTACCAGCAGCCGTAATTTGATCTTGTATTGCTTCTGTTCCTTTTTTACCTTGACCTTGACCATCTTCTCCCCAAGCAATCAATTTTCCATCAACTGTTAAAGCCAATGTGTGACCATAACCACATGCAACTTGTTTGCATGGTGGCAAATTTGCAGGAACGTCGCATTGTCCTTGATCTGGAAAACTATTGGAATTTGCATAATCTTTATCCCACCAGCAGTGAACTGTTCCGGTTTTTGTTGTTATGCACTGGAACATACCAACTTTTGACATTGCTACACTGGAATGATCTACAGTGCTTCCACAACCAATACATGGTTCATCTGATTGTGGTATGTACAAAGACCAAATGGTAAATCTGCCCCAAGATTCTGCATCATCGGAAACATAATCAAACTTTACATTTTGAGCATCACATTTATCAATAAAAGAACCAAGACTTAATTTTATATCTTGCAATTCAATATCCATCCAAGGAGATTGAATGCTTTTATCTGTATTTACTGATATACCATCTCTGGTTTCATCTGCATAATAGGTTTGGTGGGCAATAGACTGCCAAATTGGCTCTGTTGGTAAACTGCTGTGCCAAAATGCAGGAAGAAGCACCTTTCTTCCCTGAGGAACAGAATCCGAAATTTGCTTGGTTCTTGCAAATTCAATTTCACTTATAGTTGTTTGTCCTTCTGTTGGATCTACTGGATCGTGATTAAAGAATGGTGTAGTTAAAATCATCGGAACGACAGAAATTGCGTCTTCTGTTGGTGGCGCCCATGAAGCAGCCCAAACTTCATAATCTAAAGCATTGTCAACCAAATTTGTTTGAAATACGTCTGTCGTGATTATATTTGTAGAAGAAGTGTCTGTTCCCAAATCAGTTGGGACTGCAACATCTGTTCCAAAATCTGTTGTTATTGTATAGTCTGTTGATATATCTGTAGTAATAACATAATCCGTGCTAGTAACATAATCTGTACCTATATCTGTACCAAAATCAGTAGAAACAACGTAATCTGTAGTAGTATCGGTTGTAATAACATAATCGGTTGTTGTGTCCGTAGTTATTACGTAATCTGTAGTAACAACATAATCTGTAACTTCTATAAAATCAGAACCACTAGTAGTATCTGTTGGTTGAGTTTCCGGTTGTGTGACTAAAGATGCAAGTGCTTGATTGAATTCATTATTTGGATTTGCTAGTAAATCTTGTAATGAATTAATAATGTCAGAATTGGTTACAGATCCATTAATGTTTGGCATATTTTAATCCGTTGTAGTGTCCGTTGCTTCGTTTGTATTTATTTCAACTTCTGGAAAGTAAGATTCGACTGGACCTGGAAAATCATCAGAATCATTGTAAAAATTGTATTCAGATTCAGTACTAATTGGTGTATTATTTATAATGTTATTCTGTAACTGCACACTTGAAATTGGAGCGTTTCTGTTGCTTAATATGATCTGCAAAGGAAGAACCAAAACAGTTGATGCTGAGGTATCATAACCAATTACACCAAAATCTATTCTTGGTTGAATTTCTGGTGGTTCCAATAATAGATCTAAAATGTCGTATCTATAAAATGGTTGATAACCGGCCGGGTGTACGTTTCTTTTTAAAATATCAGAATATCTATATGGTGTTATTGATGCGCCAATTTCATATGAATTTTCTTGATAGTAATAATTATCTTGTAATACTGAAAAATTACCTAAAACAGATTTTTTGCTTTTGTAATAACCATCTCCAACAAACAAATAACCAATATTGTAACGAATTCTACAATCATAACTTTTTTTACTATCCGGACCAACTACTTTTGAAGAATATGCTCTTATATTATTTGTGTTGTAATTTACGCCAGGATCAATTATTTTTATTTTTGTAATTTCTCCTTTTTCATTTACATTTTCTACTATTGCATAAAAACCAAATCCAGAGGGTTTTACTATATTTTCATTTGAAAAAGTATGAACTATGCATTTTTTGCAAGGCCCGGTATTATTTAAAACAAAACTTAAATCTGTGTTGTTTATTATATTGTTGTTATTTAAATCAACACCTTCATCATAATCAGTAGCAGACCAGTTTAAATTCCACTCATTTAAAATTGAGTTTAATGATTCTCCAGTTATTGTTAAATCTTCTTGTAGTTCGGATTGACAAGTAGATAAACAAATAACATTTTCATCAGTTAGTGCTTCTAAAACAAGTCGTTCACCTATTTTAAAATCGTATTTTTTATTAAAACCAAATGAATCTGGAGTTCTTATATTTTTAGGACAATCTACAAAATTAGCAGATACGATCATTGGATATAATTTTATTTCAATTTCTTCGGTAACACCTAATATTTTTGTTTTATAAAACAAACTAGATCCTGTAAAAGAACCTTGTATATCTTCCAAATACAAAGTTGTTATGTTTTTGTCTTTTTTATTTCCTAAAAAAGCATCAACAACTATTGCAGAAAATGTTTTTTCATTATTTGCATTTAAAAAATATATTTCTTTTCCAATAATGTTCGTTGCTTGTGCTTCATTTAAATTTTTTGCTCTTACAAAAATTGGTGTAAACCACTCCGCTTGAGAAAGTTTTAGAATTTTTTGTCTTGGATATGTTAAAGTAATTTCCGTATCAAACATCAAACGAAACAAAAATCTAAACGAATCTTCTGTTCCTTTTTTAGCATAGAAATCTCTAACACGTTTTATAACAGTAGAAACTTCTAATTTGTTTCCTGTTTCAATATCAATCGCAAATTCTTTTGGTAAAGAGCTTAAATAAGTTTCAAAATACGTGTCTAAAAATTCCGCAGGAATGGTATCAATATCAAAATAATTTTCTAAATTGTGCGGTATGTAGTTTAAATTTTTTGTGCTTTCCAACCATTTATAATACTGTTTGACAAATTCAACAAAAATTCCATAATCTTGTTCCAAAAAATCAGGTATTGTGGACTCAACAACCGTTGATAATTTATTTTTAAGTTCTAAAGTTACTGGTTTTGTTTCAAAAATAATTGTCTTTTTGGTATTTGGTATTTCTTTATTAAACTTGTTTTTGATATAACCAACAAGAGTGTAATTATTTTTTGGCAAAATTAAAGAAAATAAACCAGTTCTTTCTGTTTTTTCTATAACTTGGTTGTTTATTTCAAAAACTACTTTATTAAATACTCCATCTGTATCTTTTACTTCATAGTAAATATTTACTGTATCGGAAAATACAATATCATCTTGTGAAGGAGTTTTTATGAACAACTCTATCATTTAATTGGTTTCCTAAATGCGCTTTCAACTAAATCTATTATTATTGAGTTTGGTTCATTTACATCTATTGTGAGTATTGTACTTGCATCAACAAACACATCATTATCGTCTAAATTAGCATAAAAATTAATAGTGCTATTACCAGTATCTACTGGATTAAATTTGTTAATTTTTAAATCACCAGTTTCATAATTTACTGTTCCAATATTTTCTGGTGTGTTGATTGATAAATCCAAATTACCATATTTTCCTAAAGAATATTTAATATTACCTTCTTCAAATCCAATATACATATTACCTAATCCATCATCATAAACTCTACAAATTCTTGAAATGTTTTGATGATCCAAGTACGTAAATTTTGTTGATTGTATGTTTGGTTTGTCTATGCTTTCGCTCTTTACTAATTTATTTTGAAAACTAATACTATAATCTTTTGCAGAACCATACATTATTTGTAAATTATATTGAAGTTGTGGTATAATGTTTACGCTAAGAATTGAATTGTCGCTCTGTAGTATGCTATTTTCCAATTCGTTTGATATTAAATCTGCGTCAAAAACATTCAAATTTTCTTCAATATATTGATTTATGCTGTTTATTATTTTGGATTTTAATTGATCAATTGTGCCTTTATTTTTAATGATGTCTATTTTAGCATCAACATTTACAATTAAATAAAGTATATTTGGATCTACTATTTCTGGAACAACACCCACAACTGATCTATTTTTTGTCAATGTTTTCATTATAGTATTTTTTTCAGCACTGGTTAAAGATTCTCTATTTTCTGGTTTTATTGCAATGAAAATTTTACCATAAAAAGGTGGATTGTTTTCTTCACCGCCCCAGCATTTTATTGATCGTATAAATGGAAAATCTTTTTGCAAAACAATAGAATAATCATCAACGGTTACCGCTCTTTCCTGTGTTGTAAAGTTTTTTGGTGCTTTATATTTTATGGATTGTATTGTTTCTTTTTCATAACCACCAAAAGATGGAAGAATTACTTTAATTGTTTGTGTGTCTATACTGCTATTTGTTGAAGTAAATATTCTAGACAATTCACTGTCCGTTGTTCCTACACCATTTGCACTGCTTCCACTGCTTTCAAGATATGTAATAGTTACTAAATTTCCATCATTTAGTCTTTTGCCTAGTATACCGTCACCAAAGTATATTCTGTAAAACCCATCTGGTCCTTCTTCCAAGAAGTAAGCTCTGCTGTTCCCCGTTATTTCAGTTATATTTTTAACTTCAGACCACTCTTCTAAAGAACCAGATAAATCGCTTACTGAATTCTGTACATTTACTTTTATTGTTTCTGTATCAATTGTAGAACTTCTGATGATTATTTTTTTACTGGGATTTGCACCATCTATTACGTAATTTACGGTTTTCAACGAACCTTCTCTTACTTTTATTGGTCCAGTGCTATAAAGAGTTGCATCCCCTGTTTCTGGATCTACTTCCGAAACACTAAAAATAACATCTTCTAAGTTGTAGAAGTAATAAGAAAGTTCATCTTTAGTGGCTTTAAACTCTCTATATTTTGGTAGGATTGATGATCCACCATCAATACCACCCGAATCATTTACTCCTCTGGTTACTTCAATTACACATGTTGCAGATTTGGTTGACGTTGGTGTATAACCTAGATTTTTAGCAATAGAAACAACAGAAGATCTTTTTTGAGCACTATCTAAAAATGCTTCATTAAATGTAATGTTGTTGTACAATGCCTGATAATGTGTATTATATGCAAGAATATCTAATAAAATATTCATTGCAGAGCCTTCAAAATTATATCCGCTAAACTTATCTTGGCTTTTTAAAAAAGATATAAAGTTTTGTTTTATGTCTTCGTAATCTAATTTGGAAAAATCGGGATTCATCGTACCCTTTCAAGAAGTATTTGTAGAGTTTCGTTTCCTAAATTTTTGGTGTTTACTAATTTGTATTCAACAACAATATTTAATGCATTTTCATTATCAACAAATCCCACCTTTACACCAACCAATTCAATCCTCGGTTCATACGTTTCAATTATATATTGAACTCTTTGACCAATTAAATCTTGTAAAATTGGTTCTGGTAAAGACTCAAATAAAAACTGTCTCAAGCCTGCATTTAGATCAGGATTAAATGGTTTATCAAATTGTTCAAGAAGCAACAAATTTTTAAGTGATTGCTTTATAGCATCAGAATCTTTTTTAACAGAAACATCTCCAGTCATTGGATTTGCTGAAAAGTCATTGCTTAAATCTGTTATGTTTAATTTGCTCATTTTGTGGTCAAAAGTGTTTTAATTATTCTTACATTTTTATTCAAAGACTCATTCAATTTATCAAAATTAATTTGCTCTGCATGTTTCCAACTGCACCACTCGCAACAAATATAACCAAAAGGAGAAATCATACCTGTTTTAATCAAAGGAATCATTATAAAAGCAATACTGTTTCTCGCTTCCATAAATCCTTTAAAATGACTGTCGGGTAAATCGTTTACAAAAACTACTCTTGGTTGTGGTTCTTGAAGCAATTTTAGTTTATCTGTAAAACTTGTTAACAAAACACCTTGTTGTTTGTCAATAGTTTGTTCTATTCCCAATAAACAAGACTCGTGTGTTATTGAAAATTTTAGTATATTTTCACCGCTAAAAAAGTCTCCGCCATTGTGAAATTGAGATATAAACGTTCTGGCAGAACCAAGTTCAACTCTAACTTCAGTCAGTATTTCATTTATTTGACTGTGTATATTTGTAAAATCTTTCCCCGACTTTTTATTACAAAATAAACTATATTTTGAAGTTTTGGTTTTAGTCCATCTTATAATTGTAAAAATAATCCCCATTAAAAACGAAATTACAGATGCTCCAATAGCAAACCACGCATCTGCCGGTATTGATTTAAACAAATTAAACATATACTCATCCTTTTAAAAGTGCATTATTATTTATTTTTTAGAATTAGTGGGTATCCATTGTTTTTTATTATTTTTTAAGAAAGAGTCATTTAACTCTGCTATAGGCAATTTATTACTGTATGGATCTTCTTTATTTACTGGTTTTGGATCTTTTTGGAACTTTGGTCCGTCTTCCATTTCTGGTTTATACAGTATTTGTGTCATTATTTTAATATTTTCTGGTGCTTTCAATTCTATCTTGTCTGTCGCCGAACGCAAAACACATGCTTTTTCCGTAATGTATTCAGAAGTAGAACCAGAAAATATTCTAAGTTTGTCTCCCTGTTTTTCGGAAACACAAGAAAAAATGTCCATAGATTTGTCGGATTTAATAGTAAACGTTCCTTTAGATTGCAATACTAACTTGGTTTCTGTGCTTATATTTAAATCTCCACCAGTTTTAAGACTAGAAGCATATTCGACATCTGTTGTATAATGTTGATAATTTTGAGTTTTTGTTGTTGCTTTTTCGGAAGACGTTTCTTTTACTTCCAATATTTGGTTTTTTTGTACAAAAACTCTTTTATCACCCTTCACGTATTCGGAAAGATAACCAGAGGAATTTGTTAAATATTTTTGATCAAACTCACCATCTATTCGTTCATCTCTATTTCCACCTATTTCATTTACAACATCTCCACCGACAACAACGTGCATGTGCCCACCAACTTCTAAATTGTAATCACCATTTACTGTATGGTTAAAATTTCCTTCATCTTGTCTGATGTTAATATCACCTTTTTCTAAGCGCATGTTTACATCACCTTCGACTATGGAAACATTCATATGTCCTTTTTTGATGTAAATATTAATATTTGCATTTTTTTCAACGTGAATATCAAAGTTTACGTTTTCTTCTTTTGTGTTCTCGTCTTCGTCGGAATTTACTAATATTTTAAGTCCCTTATCCACTGTTACAGTCGAGTATCCACCAAGATGGACATATTGATCTCTAAAAACATGAAAATAACTATCTCTTACATCTTGTTTTACTACATCACCATTTGGATAATACTCTATGTTTGAGCCAGATCTGTGAAACAGTGATATTCTTTCACTACCTGGAGTGTCGTCTATTTCAAAAACATGTCCAGATTCGGTTTGTGTTACTTTATTAAAAGGATATATTGATCTTGGTTTAAATTCTTTACTTTTCTTTTCTTGTCCTTTACAACCGTCTTCTTCTTTTATTTTTTTTCCTTTTTTCCTACCATGTTCTGTTTTTGGTTGAGTCCATTGTTTTTCTGCACTCCCTCCTCCACCACCGCCGCCTCCGCCGCCACCGGCACCACCTCCTCCGCCGCCTCCGCCGCCACCTCCACCCGCTCCTTGGCTTGTTGTTGCACCGGATGAACCGGGTTTTACTGGATTGGAAAAGGTTCTAGAAGTTGCTTTTGTTGTGGTGGTTGGCGTGACAACTTTATCTCCGGTTGGTAAAACTTTTTTTCTTCCTCTACCCCCACCTGGTTTTTTTGGATTAATTGGAGGTTCTGAACCGGGTTGTATTATATTTGGATTATCGCAATTAGACATTATTCACCGAATATCTTTCTATCAGCCGCATCCAGCGGTTCTTCTTTTTTAAGTTTCCAATTATCAAATTCAGATGAAAGCATTGTGCTTTTTACTTTATTATCTCCACTGCCAAGACCGCTCAGTGTTCCTTTGTTTGCGTTGCTTATATTAATAACACCGCATTCAAATTCTTCGTCTTTTACTTTTATGTCTGCAATATAAGAAGCATCATACAAACCTTTTGGTCTTGGTGTTTTTTTGAGTTCTATTATAGTAGTTTCAATTTTTTCATCATTTATTGTTATAGTTCTACCTTGTCGATCTGTTTGTTTTTTAGGATCTTTTTCCTTTAACTGAACTCCTCTGTCTTTTGTTTTTTTATTTTTACCAAAAGGATATTCTCTGACAACTTCCTTTGATGGAAATTTTTTAAGATCCGATTCCTTTCTAACATCTCTAAAACCATCTCCATAGTTTTTTTGAAATGTTTCGGAATCATCTCCTTTTTGTTGAAGAGTATCATTACCAGATGTATCTTTGCCCTTTTCTTGCTCTGGTAGAGTTGGAAGAAACCCAAGAACTACTGGTTGTTGACATTCGTTTCCGTCTTTAAAAAATCCAAAAACCCAGGCACCTTCAAATATTCCAACAGGCGCCGCTTGAGGGGAAGCCGCCATTGTAATTGGTTGAATTACTTCTGCCCAAGGCAATTTGTCAGTCGGAATGTCTTTTTGAAATGGACTGTGATATCCATGTATTCTGACACGAACTCTACCCTTTTGCAAAGGATCAAGACGATCTTCTACACAACCCCACCACCATCTAAATGTAGGATCACCCAAATGCGTATTAGGCATATTCATCTCCCTTAGAGTCTTTAATAGCACGCACTCTCATGGTATAAACTGCTGTTGCAGAATTTTTTGTAATACCATCTTTAAAAACCAAGTCATGAGTGATGTCTGTCACCAAATATTTACCACTGTAAAATACATCTTTTTCCTTGAATGAAGAACCTTCGGCTTCTGCTATTGCTTCATTTGGTATTCTTCTAAAAACAATAATATCACCGACTTTCATTTCGCTGTTTCCCGGAGCAGTAAAATGCAAAATTACTTGATTGGTATTTTGCATTGCTGCCATTCTATCACCAACCCAGTCATCTTGTAAACCAACTTCGTCATAACCAGCCGGTTTTTCTGAACAATCAAAAAGAAATCTTTGTTTATTGAATCTTCTAACAGCAACACCACTGTTTGCTATCTTTTTAAAGTCTGGTTCATTATTTGTTATTTTTTTGTTTGAAATTTTTGTATACTTTCCTTCATTATAAACGTGAGTTTTTGAAAAATAATCACCAGTTGTGCTATCAAAAGAAATAATTTCTGAAGAATACAATCCATTTAATGCATTTTGTATTGGACTATATTCTCTTGTTCCGTGTTTTAGAACAGAATATTTTGCATCTTTTAGAGTCAGTTGTGGGTGTGGTAACAAAACTTTGTATTCCCACTTTTTTTGTTTTTTCTTAAATTCGGAAATTGGTTTGAAATGGAATTTGCCATCTATGTCTTGATAAAATACAAAATCCACATCTTTAGGATTGCTGCTAGATCTTGCTTGTTTTGATAATGTTATTATATGACCTATTGGAGAATCATAAGGTAACACTTTTTTCACTTCTTCTGTTGTTGAGGTGGTTTCGCAACTTACTTCTATTTCTTTGCACAATTTTTGCACTATATCAGAAATTTTACCTTTATAGTATTTTGAAACCATTCTAGATTGATTTATAAACATTGGTTTAGATGCAAAATAACCAACATTAAAAGAATTTGTAGTTCCCTCTGTGGTCCCCGGTTCTATCTTGTAAATTAAAAAATCTTTAGAACGTATTGATTTTTCTGGAGAATTATCTTTTAAACTAAAAAATGAAAATTCTATGGGATTTAGATCACCAAGAGCACCGGTTACTTGATATAAACGAGATCCTGCCGTATCTAAAGTTACAAATGAACCTTTTAAAACAGGCTCAAATAAACTTTCAGTCAACGATAAAGACTTTATGATTAAAGTTACATCAACACCTTTTATGGTTATTTGTGGTCTATTAGTTTGTAATGCCTGTGTTAACATATTATTCGTTTGCTATTCGTTTAAACTCATTTACAAAAGTTAAAAGATATTCTGGTTTAATCAATACTATTTCTCTCTTATTTTCATTTTCTTTGGATTCAAATTCTTGGTTAGAAATAGTATTTGTCAAAGAATCTCCTCGTATATAATCTTGTATGTGCTGTCTTGGATACTGTTCGTTACCCTCAAAATGATGAACAGCAACTTCATTTTCATAAACTATTTTTTCGGTTCTCATCGAAAAAAACAAGTTTTCTTTTTCATCCTGCAAACCAACTAATAAAGGTAGTGGATTGGTTATATCTGATGCTTTTATTTTGTCTATTACTATTTTATTTAAGTTTCGATCACACTCATATACTTTATATTTCTTACCTTCTATTACAACAAATTTTGCAAGACACATGGGGTACTTCGAATTAATTTCTTCTTCTGCAAAAAATACAGCAGTTTTATTTCCGTATTTTTCCTCAGTATATTTACCAAGTTCATATGAACCCATTGGCCAATCAAAAAATCTACTTTTAATATTGTTGATAAGCATTATAACCCAATAATAATCTACTTTGCCGTAATAGTTAAAAGACAAACTCTCCGGTGTTTCATTTTCAGCAATGGTGTATTGTTCAACCAATTCACTGGTTAAAGCATCCTGCCCTATGACTATTCTTTTTAATATGTCGGGTATGGTGACATTATTGTATTCTGTTGTTCCTAGTTTATTAAAATACATTACTAGCCTTATCCGTAAAGTTGTTTTATGGATTGTTTTGTGTTTGGTGTAACTTCTTGTAATTCTATTGTTATTACTGTATGGACTGGTGTTCCGTCTTCATGGAATGCTGCTATATTTGATCCAATGTAATTGACGTTGAAATTTGTCATAGCACACGGTAAAGTTTTTATTAATTTTGTACCAGAAACAGTAATACTAAAAGCAAATAAATTGGGAGAAACAAAAGAAATATTTGAAGACAATTCCGGATGCATTGCTTTTCTAATTTCTTTTATCATGGCTTGCTGTTTTGCACCATCTGCTGCATTTGTTGGAATTAAATCCCAAGAAAATTGAAATGTACGCATTCCGCTGGCTTGGAAAAGCAAAGTATTTACGTTGTTTTTTGCCAATCCTGCATTTCTTTGAGCCTGGGCAGCCGCACCAGCTAAAACTCCAGCTTCTTGAACAATTTGTGCAATTGGAACCATCGGATCAATGTTTCCGGAACTGCCTGCCCCAGCGCCGGCATTTCCTCCTGTAATAAGGCTATCAATAAGACTCTGCCCAAGTTCTTTTTGTTGCCAGTCTTGTACAAATATGTCGTTTAATTCTTTTGGAATTGGAAGCAAATATGATCCACCACCGCCATTTACATCGGTAACTTTAAAACTTGTTGGTGACAGTATTTTTAATTCGGAGTAAATGTTTCCTCCTCCGCGGCCGCGATTTAATGGTGGTATTAAGTTGACTATTTTACCCATTTATTTAATCCTTTTCTAAATACTATGTATGTCATATAAAGGTAAATTTAAACCAAAGAACCCCTCCAAATATAGAGGAGATCCCACAAATATCATTTATCGCTCTCTTTGGGAGCGAAAATTTATGACATTTTGTGATAATACAAACAATATTGTACAATGGTCTTCCGAAGAATTAGCAATACCTTACATATCACCCGTAGATAAAAAATACCACCGTTATTTTGTAGATTTTGTTATAGAGGTCCGCGAGCAAAATGGTACAGTCCAAACCTACATGGTGGAAATTAAACCACACAGAAAGTGCTCACAACCAGCAAAAAAGAAAAAAATAACAAAAGGTTATTTACAAGAAGTGGTTGAATGGGAAATTAATAAATCAAAATGGGCATTTGCTGAACAATTTGCAACTAAAAGAAATTGGAAATTTAAAATTATTACTGAAAAAGAATTGTTTGGTGGTAAAGAACCATCAGAAGAAGAAACAGATGGATAAACAACAAACAAATGCTGTGCAGTGGTTCAGGGAGT